GCAAGAGCCGGTCTATAAGGCTCACCAAGAGATGCAGTCTGCTTACAGCCAAATCAAGCAGTCATTGGCGCAAGCTAGCCCGGCTGGCGACTTGGCCGGTGCAACCAAGATCATGAAACTTCTTGATTCAGGATCTGTGGTTCGAGAATCCGAATTGGGCATGGCAATGGCCGCGACGGGCTTGCTTGATCGTGTTCAGAACTACGCCAGCAACATCATCAGCGGCAACAAGCTAACGCCGAAGCAGCGCCAAGAGTTCCAACAACTCGCCGATGCTCTTTATGGTGAATCTGTCAAGGTATACAACAGCAAGCGGGGCGAGTATCAAAAACTAGGCGCTGAATATGGGTTGAATGCTGACCGGGCGCTTGGTGCGCCTGCTTCGTTGACTCAAAAGCCTTCAGCCAATGGGACCAAATTCTTAGGGTTTGAATAATGCCAGTCGCACGCTTCCAAATGCCAGATGGGCGCATTGCTCGGTTTGAAGTCCCAGAGGGAACGACTCCAGAGCAAGCGCAGGCAATGATGGTTGCTCATTTTGAGCAACAACCAGCGCCAAAAGAGTCGCGAAAGGGCTCTGGCAGCGACATCGTTGATGCATCAAACGCCGTTGGCACTGGCTATAACCGTAGTTTGCTTGCCTTGCTTGGTCTGCCGACTGATGCGGTAGCCAACGTGGTTGATCTTGGTAAGGCTGCGGCTGGGTTTGGTTATCGCGAACTGACAGGCAAGCCGATACCTCAAAGTCTTGAGGTCAATCCGGATAGATCTAATATCGTTGGCACCCGCGATTGGTTGCTGAAGCAGACTCGCAAGACCGATACCGGACGCAGCGTTGTTGACCCGGTGAACCCTGAATATGAGGGTGGCTACTTGCAGGCGGCTGGCGGCGGCTTGACTGCTGTCATGAACCCCAGTAGCCGCGCACAGCTTGTTGACCAGATCGTGTCTGGCCCAACTGCCAACATGCTAAGCAAGGCTGCTTACGATGCAATGGATGCCCTGGGGTTCAGTGACTCCGCGAAGAATGCGGCATCAGTGACAGCATCATTCTTCCCAACGCTTGCTAAGCAGGGCGTGACATCTGCCACAAAGTACGCCATCCGTGGGGGTGAGCAGGGCCGCAAGCAGATGGAGCAACGCGTCCAAGACTTGCGCAATGCTGGCATTGATCAGCCCACGCTCGGCCTCGCCTCTGGAAACGAGACAATCGGTGGCGTCGAGAATATCCTACAGAGCACGCCTGGCGCCGTTAAGGTGATGCGTCAGGCTCGTGATAAGACAATCGCGGCGCTTCAGGAAAAGACTCAGCAAGCGGCAGAGGCCTCGTCTCCAGATCGTGGCGCCCTTGAGTCTGGCCAGGCTATTCAGAGCGGTATTCGTGAATTCAGGGATAAATTCAAAGCCCGACAGAGCGGCTTGTATGACCGCCTTGATCGGTTCATCCGGCCTAACGCCCCAACAAGCGCAGCAAACACCCAAAACGCGCTAGCCATCCTGAATGAAGACATCCCGGGCGCCCCAGAGCTATCGAAGCTATTCAAGAATGGGCGCATTCAGGGAATAGAAGCAGCCTTGAATGAGGATCTGCAAAGGCAGGCGCCTTACTACACGCCAAGCCAAATGCGTGAAGCGGCGGCAAGTCAAGATGCAATGTCTCAGGTTGATGCGCGCCTTGGAAAGGGGACGATCCCATTTGAGGCCGTGAAGAAGACGCGCACGCTAGTCGGCAACGAGATTGCAGACACGAATTTGGTTAGCTCTGTGCCGCGCAGCAAGTGGAATCCACTGTATGGGGCCCTGTCTAATGACATGCAGATGGCGGCCAACGAAGCCGGGCCAGGCGCAACAAACGCCCTGGATCGAGCTAACAGGTACTCACGCGCAGGCATGGAGCGCATCGACAGGGTTCAGCCGTTTGTTAAGCCTGATGCTCCAGAAAAGTCTTTTTCCCTCCTTAGCAAGACGCTTGGCGGCAATGCGTCTACGCTGCAAGCAGTGAAAAAGACCCTCCCAGAAGGCGCAAGGGGAACGATTGCCGGTACGGTTATAGAAGACTTGGGCAAGGCATCGCCGGGTCAGCAAAATGCAGGCGGCGACGTGTGGAGCCCCGAGACGTTCCTAACCAACTGGAACAAGATTAGCCCCAAAGCGCGACAAGAGCTGTTCAGCGGATTCAAGAATTCAGCGCAAGTGGCGGCAGACGTTGAGGCTGTTGCAAAAGCCACTTCGATGATGCGCGACAGCTCCAAGATGTGGGCAAACCCATCGGGGACAGCGGCAAACCTTGGCGCGCGTGCTGCGCTAACAGCTATTGGCGGCGGATTTTTCCTAGACCCAACGTTGGCCGCTGCCGCTGGTGGAGGCGTTATTTCCGCGAACATGCTGGCACGAGCCCTCACCAGCAAAGGTGCGGTTGAGGCGTCAACAAGAAACAATCTTCTTAGTCAGTCAACGCAGGCGGCAAACGCCCGCGTTCTTTCGGCATCAGAAGAGCGCAAGAAGAAATAACCCAGCACAGGCCACAAACAGCAGCACGGGAAAAATCAAGCCAACAGCCGCAGCCGCATCCTTTGAATCCCCGTCTTTTGTGTGCGGGGTGTAGTGCTTCGGTTCTGGCTTGTATTCATACCAACTCATCGATCACCCCTCACAACCCGCCAAAGTGGCGGGTTTTTTCATTTCTGAGGCGATATGACAGCATACCTAGCCCCGCAATTTGACACACAGTTTTTCGACGGCTCAACCGTTGCCGCAGGGTACAAACTGTACACATACGACAGCGGCACCACAACCCCGAAAGCCGTCTATTCAGATCAAGCGGGCACCGTTCCACACACAAACCCAATCGTCCTAGATGCCAATGGCCGGGTTACCGGACAGATGTTCTTGGGTTCTGGTGAGTACACATTCACGCTCAAAACTGATGCTGATGTACTGGTTAAGACTTGGAATGATGTAGCTGGTTCTGGTTCGGCTGATTTCATGGCCGATCTATCAAGCACATCAGACGCCAGCAAGGGAGCATCATTGATTGGGTGGATTCGCGCAGCAACGGGCGCAATCGGTTACACCCTAGGCACATGGCTTGGATGGCAAAAACCGAATGTGCTTGAATTCATGAGCACTGCGCAAAGAATTGATTATTTGTCCGGCTCCGGCACGTTGGATGTCACTTCGCAGGTGCAGGCCGCGTCTGATGCTGCGGTTGCGGCTGGCCGTGTTCTTGAATGGCCGGGCGGGGTTGCGTTGATAACAGATACCATCAGTCGGGCGACAGGCTCACAATGGATCGGTGAGCACCGAAACAAAGGTCTCCCCGGATTCGTCAACGGCACAAAGATCAAGTTCCAACCGGCTAGCGCTAAAAGCCTATGGGTTCCAAGCGGTGCGCCAGCGCTGTACCGAGTCGGATACTCAACAGTTGGGTTTCATGTTGAGGGCAATTCAGCTTCAGCAGCGGGCAATAGCATCTACGCATTTGATGTCCACGGCCTCAACAAAAGCGTTTTTGAGGATCTGACGATCACGGGGTTCCGTTACGGGGTCCGCTGCTACGCCACGATCAACAACGCGTTCAACCGGGTTGCCATCAACAACACCTACATCGCGTCCATCTTGTACGACGGTGGGGTGTCAACCACGGACGTTTGGTCTGAGCACTACGCGGCCAACTCTCCGATCTGGGTTCAAACAAACGGATCAAATCTGGGTCATCGATTTATCGCTCCAACGGTCGAGAGCATCACGACCTATGGCATGAACATTGTCCGCGAGTCGTCAGGGTTTGAGGTCGTCTCCCCATACTTTGAAGACGTGCCTAGCGCAAACGTGGCGACCAACGCACTGTTTCGAGTTGGGTACGATGGCACCACATTGGTCGGCGCTACGCAGTTGACAGTGCAGGGCGGCATTCTTGGCGGGCGCAATGCGGGCGGGGTCGGGTCGGCTTTCGACATCGACTATACGGATGGGGTGGTGCTTGGTGGCTTCCACGCTACCCGGTTCACAAACGTTGTGAATACCACTTCGAACACGCAGACATACCAAGTCGTCTCCAACGGTTTTACTTGCGGATCAGTATCAACAATCGTCACTGATGACACAAAGATTGCTGGCGATTTTCCAATGTCAGCGTTTAACGGTGGTTCTCGGAATCGCCAAACCTCCCGATCCGTTGGCGATCAATACTCAGCGGCATCGGCAAACTGCACCGGGGCGATTACCACCGCTTCTGGATGGAGTTTGACTTCGATTGGTGGGGTGGTGACCCTCAAATTGCCAAGCATCACTGGCACTGCGACAGCGTCACCCAGCTTTGCGTTTGGCACAGCAATACCGGCAAAGTACCGTCCTTCCGCGTCTTTGGCGTGGCCGTGTTGCATCAAAGACAACGGTGCCAACTTGGCGGCGCCGGGGATGATCCTGATCGACTACCTAACCGGGAACATTAGCGTTTACAAGGATTGCACCGGCGCCGCGAACTTCACCAACGCGGCAACCGCTGGTCTTGGTCAAGGCGCGGGCGTAGCGATCTCTTGGACTGCATAACCAAACCTCCCGCGCATCGAGCGGCAGAGGCGCGGTACTTAACCAGTTGACACCCCAAAAATGGTGATTTACTAAAACTCAAAATCAAGCGAAAACTGTCATGCAAGATCACGTTCCGCCAGAAGTATTGAACGCGTTGCCGGGCGCTGGTGGTTCTTTGATTGCCCTGCTGTGGCTCAAGGAATCGAAAGCGCGAGGGGCTGCGTTGTGGGCGGCGGGCTCATTCGTTGCCTACTACGCATCACCAGTGCTGGCAAAGCATCTGACGCTCAATGAGGGCGTTTGCGGGCTATTCATCGGGTTGTTTTCGATGGCTCTGGTGAATAAGGTGTTCGAGGTCTTGCAGTCTTTACCACTCGGGCAGATCATTCAAGAGTGGATCAGCAAGCGTCTGAACGGGTAAATGCCATGTGGGTCATCAGTGTTCTTTCTTTGGTTGGGGTTACGGCCCTGTGCGTGATCGGCACATTTCACCGATCATATTCAGACAACACGTTGCAGCGATTTGGCATGGCGGGAATAGCGCTTGCTATGGTGTCGCTGCTAAGCCATGTGATTGACACGCACAGCGTTTCTCCAGCATGCTCCCTGTTGTCTGTGTCGTTGCTTGTCTTTGCCTTGGGTGTCGCCCAAAAGGTTGCGAGGTTTTCCAATGAAACTAGAACTGAAGCGGACGGAATGCGGGAAGACCTGCACAATCGGGGAACTATTGGTTGATGGCAAGCATGAATGCTGGACGCTTGAGGACGTAGTAAGGTCTGATGGCGTAAAGGTGTATGGTGAAACAGCCATTCCAGCCGGGACATATCAGGTTGACATCACATACAGCCCCCGATTCAAGCGGGAATTGCCTTTGCTGATTGGGGTGCAGAACTTCATCGGCATTCGGATTCACCCAGGTAATACGGCCAGCGATACAGAAGGCTGCATTCTGGTTGGGCAAGGAAAGGGTAAGAACGTGATCCTTGAAAGCCGCGCAGCCTTTGCCATGCTCATGGGC